GGCTGTAAACTGACCAGTTGGTCCAGTAGCCGCATCAGCAAAGATAGAAGCTGGTGCATTAGTAACATCAGCAGTATCTAATAAAGCTGATTCTAAAGTAGATGCAACTGATTGAGCCATGTTTCTTCTTAACGCCGCCTCAAGAGATGGGTTTTGAATCATTGCCTCAGCTGATACATTAACAATAGAAATCATTTTACTTGGTGATAAAGTAACACTTGAAGCTGTTCCGTTTGCCGCTGGAGCAGAGCCACCAGTTTCAGCAACGAATCCAGAATTTATAGAAGAAAATACTGGGAACTTCATGTCATTAATACCACTGTAAAAATTAGCTCCAGCACTTGCTAAAACAAGATTAGCTTCTAATTGATCTGTCCAAGCCATTACATCAGTAGCACTTCCAGCTGATGTAGCTATCTCTGCTCTTGTTAAAATGCTTGATGGAATACCTATTCCTTTGTAAGATTGACCAGTGTATCTTGATTCATTTCTTGCCTCTTGATCCATTTCTTTTACAAGTCCCTCTACTCTTCCAGAGTAAGCTTGTTTGAATGCATCTTGGAAAGAATAATTTCTGAACTCCTTTTCTACTTTTTTAGTTTCTGTTCCTGAAAATACAGCACTATTTCTTTTAATAGTTTCCATTTTTTCAGCTCTTTCAATCTTTGTATCAAGATTATCAACCTCAGTTAACAATCCATCAACTTGATTGTTTTCATCTTCAGTTAAGTCCCTCTTCTCAGTTGAAGCAACATCTTTGATATTCTCCAATTGTGAGATTATGTCAGAACGTAACTCTTTTAATTCAATTGATGTTTTCATTTAAATTTAATTTTAATTATTATTTTCTCTTATTTATTTCAATTTTTAGTCCAAGAAGAGAATGCTTGACTAATTTCTTTGTTTTTTTATATTCTTTCAATCCCCTTTGTGCTACCATTAAATCAGAATCTGCTTGACTATATGCTGGATAAGTAACAACAGAAATATCAAATAATTTATCTATTTTATTTATTGTTCTTATATTATTACCCGCATCATCTGAACTCCATTCATCCCCACCTGATGGAATAGTAAAAGCAAAAGAGCTTTGGTTTAAATTATTATTTTTCATGTTGATTAATAAATCTCTTGCATAAGATGTATCTGGCATTTCAAACTCATATCTTAATCCTTTAGCATCCGCATTTAATTTAAGAGTTCCCTCACCATTCTTGCTTCTTGCAAGAATTAAATTTGGATCATGGTTAATTAATGCTCTTACATCTGATGAATTAATTAGCTCATCAGTAAAAGCACCCTCTGAGATGTACTCATAAAAGCCACCAAGATTCTCACTTCTGGAATTATAAACGCTACCATAACCAACTACAACATTTCTTTCTTTACCATCAATCTCTCTTGTTTCAATTTTACTTTCAAGATTGAATGTTCTTTTTTCTACATTAGGATTATTATTTCTGAATGTTTTTTCATCTTCTTCTTCATCTTTATCATAATGATATGATTCTTCCATAATTTCTTCTTCTTCCATATCTTTATCTTTTGACATCATCATCATACATTGTTCATGTGAATCAAATGGCATAAAATACTCTTTACCATCTAAAGTATGGATATGAGAACCACTTCCTCCCATTTCTTCAGCCATTTTTTCAGCTTCCTCTTTTGTACTAAACAATGGTAATTCAATTCCATCTGTTATCATTGTACCTACTAATTCTCTTTTGTTTCTAAAACAATCATTACAATCTATATTCATATTATTCATTTTTTCTTCCATTTCTTTTTTTACTGGATGTTTACTCGGTAGTAAGTCAGTATCATGCTTACCGCTTCTAAATTTACCTTTTTTCATAGCATATAAAAAACTATTAACTCTGGCTAATGCCCATTGTTCAGGAGATTTCACAGATGGTCTTACTGATTGAGGATTATTATGATAAGCCCCAACCCCTCTATCAAATACCTTTTCCAACATTGGTAAAGTAACAGAGCCATCCCAATCCAAACTAAGTTCTTTAATATCTTCATTATGCTCATCTCTTTTATTCTCTAATGCTATTTTTATTTTAGCACTAACTCTTTTTTCTTCCTCCTCTACTATCTCTTTTCTTTTTCTTTCCGACCAAGAAAAACCAGCATCACCTCCCCATAGAGCTATTGCGATTCTCCCATTAGATGGGTAGCCCTTTTCTCCTGAGTTGTAGCCCTCCGCCTCTTTGTCTACTTGATGCCTTGAATGAAAGCTAAACATTCTCGTTACTCTATCCGCAGTAAGCTCATTGTTTATAATCATTCTTGCGGTGCGGATTCCAACCTCAGTCCCACCTCTTCCAAATTCTTTTCTCCATTCAAGACCTTTTTTTGCCTCATCAATCATACCTTGAGTTGGTGTAAAGTCAATATCACTTAATGCCTTTACTTCAATAATATTAATATTTTCATTTTCTTCAATATCTTCAAATCTTTCAAAGTAGTTTTCAATATAACCTTTCCATTCCTCTGGTCTTTCATTCTCAGCTACTCTTAGACATTCCTCCTTAGTTCTTTTAAGATAAACTATATTAGCATTTAATCTTTTAGCTAATTCATTCCTTACACTTCTTATTGGTGATGAATTAATTATCCAAACTTTTAAATCCTTTTCATTTTCTAAATCATTGTAAAAAGTATCTCTCATTGAAAAGATATATTTTCTTACTTGATCAATATGATTGTGTGTTGATTCATCAGTTAATGCTGAATGAATTTTATCAAAGTCCCAAACAAGATCACCTCTTTTTTTATTATTTCTTACATAAGTATTTTTGCCTGAACATGGTGATCCTGATACTATTGTAATGTTTCTGTAATAATCTTTATTATCATCTTCTGCTTCTTGCTTTGAATTATATTTGCAAGAGCCAGTAGCACCCCACCTATATTTTCCATTATCACATTTATAAGCTGGCATCACCTACCTTTTCAATTGTTGTCATATTCATTTGAATAAAATGCTGATCACCACCCTCTATTGAGTTTAAATTTTCTTTTTGTCTTACTTCATTGATACTCATATAACCATTTTGGATTGCAGTTTTATAAGCTTCATTCCTTGTTTTTACATCTCCTCTAAGTAATCCATTGACATTAAATTCAACAAATGTCTTTCCAAGTTCATTAGTTCTAAATAATTTAAGATTCATCTCTTGCTCTATTCTTGTTAGATATGGCATCAATGTATAAGTAACATATTCTTGAGATTGCATTTCTATATTATTAAAACTTGACTTTGATAAATCTTTAAGCATGTGTGGTGGAATATTGAAAATCCTTGCTATCTCTTCTATTCCAAATTGTCTTGATGCTAAGAACTGAGCTTGCTCTGGTGAGATTGAAATTGGCTTGAATGACAATCCCTCTTCAAGAATAATAGTTGAATTAGAGCTTTTTAGTTTTGCATAAGAACTATTAAAACTATCTTTTAATCTTGCAATTGCAGTTTCACTTAAAGCTCTATCAGTTGATAAAACTGAACTTGGCTTTGCTCCATTTTTAAAGAATGTTGATCCAAATTCTTCTATTGATAAATTCCAATTGATAGCTTTAGCACATTGATCAATAGGGGAAAGTCCCTCAATCCCATCATCTGTTATTAGTTTTATATGTAAAACATCAGCACTATCTAAAACGCTTCCACCATCCATTTGATAGAATAACTCATTATCTTTAATAAAGATATTCACATAATCAGGATTTAATGGAATGAGTTGAACAGGATTAGCTGAATTATCTCTTACTATTTGAACATAAGCATTACCATCAGTTAAAACTGAATACATAACATATTCAAAAAAAGTTATTTTATTTTGAAAGTTATTTGGTTTAAATTTGATGAGATTGTAAATTCTATTATTTACATCCTCTACTTTATCACCATTATTTTCTTTTCTGTAAACTGATATTGGTAAAGAGGAAACGCTTTCAGAAAGTAATCTGATTGCATTCCAAACTGATGTAAGAGTTAATGCTTTATCTGAATCATAAACATCAGCATCAGGGAAGATTGTATTTAAACTCAATCCTCTTTTATCTACATTTTTAGAACTATCACCAATGAAAAAAGTTCTAATATTATCTAATAAGCCCAAAGATTAAAATATTTTTAGCAATAATATTAATTAAATAATTCTTCTATGTGTAACAATGTTTCCTTTTTTTATTCTTCTATCTCTGCAAACTCTATAAGAATTGTAATCTGAATATTTACGTTTACCAAAGTAAGTTTCATATTCATCCTCAAGTTTCTCATAAGCTTTTTTATAAGTTTTATATTTAGATGCATTGTCCCAGAATCGTTCATCAAATCCCTCTGGTGTTAATAATGCTATTATTTTTGAATCCATAGTTTATAATATTAAAAGTCCCCTATTGTCGTAAATACTATTAACCTCATCTCCAGTCATGTATTCCCCAAGAGCCATGACTAAAGCAACCATTCCATCAACCTTTTCTCTTGATTTGTTTTTTGCAATCTTAATATTGCCAGCTGGGTCTTCTTGGATTGCTACATTTGAAAGCATCCAATTCATAGCTGGATTATTATTATGAATGATTTGTTTTCCTATAATTAACTTTTCTAATTCTTTTGTTGGAGCTGACATACTCACAAAGCCCTGACCAAAAGGAGTCATGTTTGCTCCATCACCAATTAAATCTATAACTAATTGAGATGCATTCCATCTATCGTAAGCAATTGATTGTATTCTGTATATTTTACTCAATTCATTTATTTTTGCTTTTATAAAATTATAATCAGCTACATCTCCTTCAGTTGCAATAACATGGTTTTGATTTACCCAAGTCATATAATCAACCTTATCTCTTTCGCTTCTTTGCTTTGCATTTTCTGATGGTATAAATAAATGAGGTAAAACAATATACTTATCTTCATCTTTAAATATTAAAACAAAAGCACTAATATCTCTTGTTGATGCTAAGTCAAGCCCACCCCAACATTCCATTCCCTCAAGTTTTTTAAAGTCATATTCTTGTTTACATTTCATCCAATCATCATTGGTAATCCAAACAGTCTGAGAGTCAGTCCAAAGATTAAGCATTAATCTCTTAAATGTATTTTGATAAGATGGAACATCAACAGCCCTTTGGCCCTCTCTTTCCATGTATTCTTTTCTTAAACTTATTCCATAATTGGGATTACATTTTTTCCAAACCTCTTCATCTTGAATGTCATCTCCATCAGTAGCTTCATATATTACCGAATAAAAAGTTGGATCATCAATTACTCCATCTCTTACTTTACTTGCATAATCATAAAGCTCATAGCAAATGGATTGCTTATCAAATCCAGCTGTTGTAATTGCAATGCATAATGGTTCTGTTCTTGCTCCAGTTGAGGTCAATAATGTATCCCATAAATCTCTATTCTTTTGAACATGCATCTCATCCATCAGAATACAACTTGCATTGAAGCCATGCTTTGTTGAACTATCAGAACTTATAGCTTGGAAGAAATTACCTTTGCTTTCATTTACAATTGAGTTTCTAAATACTTTGCCTCTTTTTGTAAGCTCTGGATTGTTTATAATCATTTGTTTTGCTATATCAAAGATTATGTTTGCTTGGTTTCTATCACCAGCCGCTGCATATATTTCACCACCTCTTTCTTTATCTGCAAATAACATATACAATCCAATGGCCGCACACATTGTAGTCTTACCATTTTTTCTTGGAATTTGAATGTAACAAGTTCTATATTTTCTGAATCCAGTATTTCTATTTTTCCAACCAAATAGGTTTCTAATAATTTTTTTTTGCCACTCTTCTAAAAGTAATGGTTTTCCAGTAAGCTCTCCTTTTGTATGTGTAATAAAAGTTTCAATAAAACCTATTGCTTTATCACTTGCCTCTTTATCAAAGTAATATTTACTCAAAATAATTATTTATTTGTGTATCCT